TGTTCGTTTGCATTTAAAAACTCCTCATAGGTTAACCATATTTTAGATTTATTACTAAATCCATCTTTCTCCCATTTTATATCATTTTTTCCTAGCTTGTCAACTAGTGCATTTTCAAAGGCCTTACTATTATCCTCAGACTCCACGTTGAAGTCGCTATAGTAGCCATATGCTCTGATCTGTACACGGAAGTTTTTCATGGTTGCCTTTCTATTTTATCATAAAAAAAGGGGGCTCGAAAGCCCCCTTTTAATTTAATTTATCAGTGATTACGCACCTGGTGAACCAAAGATACCTCTGAAATCAGAGAAGCCGAAAGAGTATCTCTCTCTAGCTTTGTATCTAACGTTACCTGTATCGAAGTCACCTTCCATAGCTGTTTTAATCGGTGATCTAACGAACATTTTTAATCCGTTAGGTACATCTGTAATGATAAAGAAAGCATCTGTATCTGTTAGGTAATTGTTCACTCTATATCCTTGAGGAACCATTCCCATTGATACTACTGCGTTAATATCATTGTCAGCTGTTGCCGTTCTACCTTGAGATTTCATCAATCTCTCAGCAGTAAATTGAAGCTCAGATGGAATAATCATTTTTACTCCTCTTGCTGCAATTTTTAAGCCTCTTTCGTCTGTCAACGCCGCGATGTCGATTAACGATTGTTCTAGTGAAGTCTCGTTAAGATCCGCAGATGTTGTCAGTTCGTTTTTGACTGTTCCAGCTATCGTTGGGTGGTTAGTAGCACAAAGCTCCTTACCATCACCACCAGCAAATGAACTGTTAAATGCATTGTTTAATACATTCGCAGCTTTTACTTGCTTAGTGTTTGCCATCGATCTCGCTAATGCTTTTGTGTATCTAGAAGCAAGTCTATCGTAAAGATTATCTTCGATAGCTTCTTCTGTGATCGCAAATGCTAAAGCGATTGTTTCATGCGTATATCTAGCCGTGAAAGTTTCTTGTGCGTTGTCAAAAGTTACGCCAGATCCCTCTGGTTTTACTTGAGCGTTCGCGAAACCTGATAACATTACTTCCTCTTCGAAAGCTCTGTCTGAAGTTTCTGTTGCGAAAATTTCAGCATGCTGATTCTCGTATCTTTTATATTCCAAGCCGAATAATGCATTCAAACCTGGTTCTAGTTCTTTGACTAGTTGTCCTCTACTTATTGCCATAGTTATCCTCCATTATACTCCTGTTGTGCCTTTTAATTGGTGCTCGTTTATTAAGACAACCAAATTAACGTTAGCAGAACCTGCTTCGTTATTGTCTGGATCTTTCGAGATTCCCAATATTCTCAATTGTGCTGTACCAGTCTTCTGATCAGACGTATCTAATTCTACTTTAGATACATAGTCTGGAGAAGATCCTGCTGCATACACAAAATCGGCGTTAAGGCCGACGTCAGCTGCTGCTGTTGCGCCGTCCGCTTGAATTTCAAACCTTTCATATGGGTCATCACTCACAAAGCCTTTAATATCTGTTGCAGTATTAGAAGCGTCTAAGTGATTAGCAAATGTAGGTTTGCTTGTAGATGCGTCAGTAAAGAAAACACCACCTAGGGATCCTAGTATAGCTTCGTCTCCTGCTGCAGCTACTCCAATTGTTCCAGCAGCTAAAATTTCTACTGGGTCATTGAAATATATTGCTGAAGCACTAGCAGATATATCATACTCGGATAAACCTTGGTTGTCTCTATTCTGACCAACTTTGCCCATGGGTCTTAACCCAAAAGCAGCGTCTTTATTTGCCATAGTTTTTCTCCTTTTGCAAAATCACTTAACATGATCTTGCGGTTAACATTAATGTGTTTTTGATATCACAAAGAAATTATTTCTTCGTACCACCAAAAGTTACACGACTTTGTCTCTCAGCATTAATCGGCATGCTAGAGTGCTCTTCCTTCATAAGGTCGTTGTTAACTGCATCGTCTCGATCTTGAGTCTGTTTTTTAAAATACTCTTCTCGAGCTTTGGCAACCTCTTCCGGTATCCTAGCAAGCACTAGGCCACCAACTCCAATCACTCCTGCGTATTTACCTTCTTTTAAGCTTGGATAATCATGATCAGGATATTGATCAGCTCTCACTAACTCCCATCCAGATCTAATTTTACCTGACATGTTTTTGGTATCGTCGAAACCTAAAACTTCAGTTCTTATCCATCTATGCCTAAAACCGTCTGGCGCAGGTGGTGCATCTAAAGATGATGGTGGAGTCCAAGTCGTAGGTCTTTTATCTTTAGCTCTAGACTGGCTCGCACGAGTGGTTTTTATTTTATCGTTTTCCATATGCTATACCTCCTTCGTGATTTTTATTTGTTTCGCATATTCTTCTAATGGCACTCCTAATTTTTTAGCGATAGCAACTTGAGAAGGTGTGAGTCTCACAGTTTTGCGACCTGATTTGTTAACACTTCGCTTCGCTGAAGCTACTATTTGTGTAGGTTTGGTCGTATTTTCATTAGTTGTATCAAATTTATTTGGAAATTCAAGTCTTATTCTCTTGTCTATTTCCGCATAATATTCGTCGCTAGCAGGGTCATAACCCTCTTCATCCACTAGTTTTTTATGTAGATCAAACGCAGTGTATGTCATAGCTGTGTCTGTACCAAACCACTTGTTTTTAGCTCCCCATGCTTCCGCTTTTGGATCAGGTGTAGCTGTTCTTTGAGGAGATACTTTAGGTATTTCCATCTCTTTTGGTTCAGCTTTAGCCATATCTTCATATGCTGCTTTTGCTTCGTTTAGTCTTGCTTCTTCATATCCAAGTCTAGCAATCTCTTTATTAGCTTCAACTTCAGCGGCAAGATCTCCTGCCTCTTTAGCTGCTGCTAATTTAGCCGCTGCTGCTTGTAGACCAGATGTAATTCTCTGTTCTCTATCTTTAACACCAGCTTGTTCAACTCTAGAATATTTTTTTTGAAGTTTTTCTTTTTGATCTTTTTGATTTTTAGCAAAAGATAAAGCTTCATCTTTTTGTCTCTCTGCTTCTCTCCATTTTTTTGTGAGTTTAGCTATTCTTCGTTGAACGTCTTTTGAATACGTTTCTAATTCTTCTTTCTTTTGTTCAGGTTTTGATTCCTGTTTAGCCTCTGGCTGCGCGTCGCTGCCTTCTGCTTTCTCTTCTCTAGTCTCCTCCACTTGTGGCGCGGGGCTAGAGTCTTCCTTGGTTTCTATTTCACCTTCTGGTTTTTGTTCTTCGAGTTCTACCTCGGCACCTTCACCAGAAGTATCTATATCAACCATCGGAATACCGCTTTTGTTTTCTTCGTCTTGCATAGTCTCCTCCTATGTTAAATGTAATGCAACACAGATTCTGGATCTTTTATCGTACCCAAAACCTCGTCGTCGTTAAGAAGACGAACTTCTCCGCCTTCTATTGGTAATCGTGATCCAGCATATCTTGCAAAGATCACCCAATCTCCTTCTTTACACCAAGGGCCTGTTGGAAATTTTTCTTTATCTCCATATGCCATTGGTCCCATTTTAACAACATAACCACAATTAGTTGCTATTCTAGCTTTGTCTAATGACTCTTGTGCTATGATAATTCCACCTTTAGTTTTTTCTTTTGGTGTAAAAGGTAAAACTAAAAGTCTCCATCCTGATGGGACAGGTAATTCATCTTTAATTGATCCAACATTAGTTTCGTCAACTCTTTTTGGTTCTTCTACAGACTCAACTTTTTGTTCTTTATACTTTTCTTCCAAAGCGTTTCTAAGCTTTGGGACCTCTTTTTTCGAGGTCGATAACGGTTCCTTGCTCATTTTTTTGCTCCTTCTTATTTAGCAGGTTAGAGATTTCCTGTGATATATATTGGTAGGCATGTGCCTGTCCTAACATATATTTATATTTTTCCATATTGTCAACACCTCCACTAATCATACTATCCCCAATATTTTGATAGAGTTGTTTTAATTGTCTTTGTATTTTAGTTATTAACTCTAGATCTTGCATTATTGTTCAAACGCCTCCAACGCTTCCATTTTATCTTTTGCATCTGCTATCTTACTTAATAGTTTATCTATCTCTTCCAAGTGTTGTGGGTGTTCTCCTATTGCCACAGGGTGATCTAAATAAATATTTATTGTAGTATCTGCTTCTGCAATATCTGCTTCGTATCTGGCTCTAAGTGAAGCCAACATAGCTGGTCTTTTACTCATGCTTTCCTCGCTTTCCTAATTGCTTCTTTTCCTTTTTTAAATATGCTAGCCACCTTTGCCTTACCCATAACTTTGGCTCTCTGTTCACCAACCGTAAGAATTTGTATTTTTCTTGCGAACGGTTTGTTAATGTTTTTAACTTTTGAAACAGTTTTACGAGCATCTGTAGGGGTCGCAAACTTAATTCTAACAGTGTCTCTAGGATTCTCATCTGTGTATAGTCTCCTCCCAGAGCCTTTTGGTTTTTTACCTGTACCTTCTTTAGGATCTCTTCTTGCCATTGATAACTCCCTTTAGCATTTTAGCTTGACCAGCATGTGCTTTAGATGCTTTCTTTAAAGCTTTTACTACCTTTTTG